AGAAAAGAAGGGTCAGGATCATACGTTAGTTTGTTATCGTAAATGCCTGTAAGAGATACGCCCAATAGACGTTCTTCTTCACTGTTGTCTTTCCATTTCTTAGACAAGTATTTAAAATCAGTTAGTGCAGATTGGAACGTACCAATGATAGCTGCAATACGTACCTTCTCTTTGATAGTCTTCTTAGTGTCATGCGGTCTAACTACAACCTCACTAAGGTTACAGAACTGCTTAGAGCGTAATGAAATCTCTCCACATGGGTTAGTACCAAAGTCGTAATCTGTCTTCCTGTTGATCTCAGCCGCTTTGTTTACAGCTGCTTCTCTATTGAAGATGCCACGTTCACCACTCTTAGATTCATACAATGAAGTCCACTCACGAAGGAATGTCCCCATGTCTGGTTTACTAGTAAAAGCAATTGAGTTATTAGCATAACTACGATTTACATTTTCATTAAACCAACTGCCCATCTTAGCATGACGCATCCTGTCATCACTTAGATTAGACAGTGAGATCATAGCTGATCGACGTACACCGCCTACAACTACAGCGGCTGCAACAGCACACATAACATCGTGACACTCTAAGCTTGAAAGCTTACGTCCAGCTGCCTTATAAAAAGTAGAGGTAACAAAACGAAACAGGTTATCTAATGGGTCAGGTCCACTAGCACGTCCACCAAATGTCTTTAGACGGCTACCAGCTGGTCTGATCTTACTTAAATCCCATGTAGGATGTTCACCTGCATACAGTCTAGCTATCAATTGACGTAGACCTTTAGCCCACCCTTCCTTACTGTCAGCAACTACAATAGTTTCTTCAGTACGTTGAATGGTAGGAACTTCAGGCATCTTCTCAACTGCATTACGCTCAACGCTAAAGCCTACACCAGTACCACACATTAAGATCATAAGTGCTTCATCGAAACATTTAGGATCGTCAACAGATAGATAGCTACAGTTATATGCAGCAATGTGATTACGATCTAAAGCTTCTCCTGCCGCCATCATGGTACGCATGGAGGGCATAACTTCTTTATCTTCAATAGCCTTCTTAACATAAGGCATCTGACATAGCAGCGGGAACTTATCAGTCATATAATCCCACCAACGATCAACAGTGTCCTGATATGTCTCTCGACGTGATGCTTCAGGAATAAAACGAGCGTATCTAGATATGTGAATAAAGTCTTCGTAGTTGGTTGTCATAGTATCTCCTTTAATTATACTAAGATTGAAAGATCGGGTTCTTTATAGTTTTTCCCTTTTAAAACTTTGCCTTCTTTATTGTAGATCGGATTACCTTCATCATCTAGCTTAGACATGTTACTGTCATGCACTCTATTAAATGCAGCATCAAATACATGAGTAGGTAAATCTTTAAGAGCTACGATAGTTCCACTTAATACATATTGTAGATCACATAACTCTTTAAGTAAATGCCCCCAGTGATCGGCTGAAGGTCTTTTATGAAATATTAATTCAGTTGAGATCGCATCTATTGCTTGCACAACTTCTTGTGTCTCTTCTTCAATTAGTTTAGCTCTTAAATTTAAAAGAGAGACACGCGCTTGACTATTGATATCAAGTTTAAAAGATTTATGAAACTCTTCAACTTTCTCTTCTCGTGTTCTACTTCTCATCATTACTTCCTGTTTCCTTCCAAGCTAAAAATATAAGACAACAGATAGCATGTATCAATGGATGCTTACCTGTGTCAGGGTCTTCTGTCTGTCCACTACGCCACTCATCAATGTGTCGCATGAGTGCATCGTAGTATCTGTCCCAATCATCACACTTCTTCCAATTATCTCCACCGTACTTAGTAGCTCCAAAATCTAATACAGAAGCTACATCACGAATAACAGATAAAGGTAGAAATCTCCAGCGTACTTTATCTGCATCTGATTTAGTAAACTTTACGTCATCTGATAAACTCATATTATACACCCTTTCTAGCTATGCGTCAATAATGCATTGATCCTTTTTCGGATAAACTTAACTTCTTTAGTTTCAATTATCTTGTAAGCAAATGATCTTGTATAAGATGGATCGACACCAGCTAAATCACATACAGTCTCGAAGTCTTTAGATGTAACTCCTATGCTTGCTGTAAACCATGCTTTGGCTGATCGTCTATCTAATTCAGATTGTTCCGGCTCTCCCTGATAGTATGGTTTAGTTGCATCTAATACTGCTTGTAAGATTACAGCTAGAAACAATACTTTTTCTGGAGAAGATGATTCAGCACTTGAAGAAACAAAGTCATCAAGTATTAAGGATATATTTGTGTCTGTCATTTTCTAAACCATTCTTTCGGTAAGCCATCTGCAAGCTTACAGTATTTGTATTCATGTTTTATACACCAGTCAGCATACGTTGATTTCGATCCCTTATATAGTTTTGCATTTGGATTGTCGAATATAAATCTAATGTCTACTTCAGGATATGTTTTTTTAATACGTAAATGTTTAGCTCTATCAGAAGAGACAAACCTGCCTTTAACTTCAATATAGAAACCGTATTCTTCTAATTGAAAGTCAGGCAGGTAAGTCTTCTCTACGATGTAAGAAAAAGTATGTGGTTCGTATAAGTACTCAATCTTACGCTTCTCTAAAAGATTAGCGCACTTAACTTCTGAACCACTCCGGTACTTGTTCGTACTCTTCTTATTCTTTTTTCTTTTAGCCATTATGCGACTAATAAATTAATATCTTTTAATTGATCAATACGAACTGAGTAAGTGTCAGACTTGTACGTAAACTTATTAGGAGAAGATGGATCGGAATCTCCTTTCTTAAAGAATCTTGCAAGATCAAAGAACTCTTGCTTTGGTAGATAACCCAATACCCACCCTTTAGTTAAGTCTCTCGTAATCCTTACAAAGACATAGTTATCACATTTCTGCTTAGTATTGTGTCCACTGACGCTACAATCGTAATGGGGCAATGGCACTGCAGAAGTTGATTTAGTTTTAACATCCATTGTTTGACCAGTAGATTTAACTGTGAAATCAAAATCATAATTAAACTCGCCTTTCACTTTAGATTTACCTACAACATCTCTAATTACTTCTTCACCTACGCAGCCAGTTAAGATACCAGCCCCTTTAGTGATAGAGTTTTTAAGTGTCGATGGCATTTCAGATGCCCGTTTTCTTGCACGGTCAATAGCTTTTACTGCAATATCAACTTCAATCATGTTATTTCCTGTACGTTAGGTGTTTTATAAACTTTAGTAAAATATCTCGAACCTTTTGAATACTTAAAAGTACGCAGTCCTTTCCCATCATTACTATCACTCCAACAAGAATGCTTATAAGAACACCAAACACAACTAATGGGGAGAACACGATTGCCGCTAACACCATCAGGCTCATCAGAATAGCAACGAGCAGGTGGAGATTTTGCATCTACTAATCCTTTCAATTCTTTAATTCGATCTGTGGCATTGATCATATCCATGCTATCAATGTGAAGTAAATGTAAGTCAGCATTTTCTTTATTTAAAACTAGAAAGGCTCCAGCATCTTCACCCTGTCCTTCAGTGTATGCTGATAACTGTGCGATATATCCAAAAGGATCATTACCATTTGTTATTGAGTTATCTTTAAACTTTCTAAATCCAAATGAACTAGCAGATTTAATATCTGTAATTACATTATCAATCCTACAATCTTGATGACCTACGACACCTTCAATTGTAACTGTCTTTTGTTCATCAGTGATAGTATGTCCAGCTAATTTAATTAATAACAAAAGAAGTTCTTCAACAAGATCACCATACATAAACTTTAGACGATCCTGTCCAGTAAGAGGCTTCTTATCATAGTTCTGTAAGCCGTACCATACTTTTCTATTAGGTGTACCAATCTGTGATAGCCGTAATCCTTCAGCACCACTACGTACTTCTTCAATACGATTCTTAACTAAGTCTGATACACGAGTACCAAAATCTTTTATTAAATCATCCGGCAGAGTAACTTGATCTTCAAAGACTTTATAAATATCTTCAATGAGAGTATCTATATTTTTTTTCTTTTTAGCCATAGTTTTTCCTCTTGTGAGTTCCCTTAGATACTAAAAGAGGAGCAGGTAAAGGAGTACAAAACCCTGCTCCTCTCTCTTAGTAATGACTGCTAATAGTTAACCAGCCGCAGTCATTGGTAGATCATCGAAGTCATCCATGTCATCGACATCACCTCCTGTAGAACTCTCTACTACATCGAAGTCTTCTCCATCACCATACGAGATATGTTTCAATACCTGTACAGCTTTCAAGTCCATTGCTACCCCACTCTTACCTGCATACTCCCAATCACGGGTAGTATACTTAACAGCAACTTCAGAACCGTTACCAATAAGTTGACTAAATGGACGCTTCATGCCGTCAACAACTTTAGGTGCATCAAACTGAGTACCGTCACGTTTATCAACTTTCTGTGTGATCTTAATAAAGTCTCCACGATCATCACCGATATTTTTAATCTTATCAGCTACACCGTCAGCCTTCAAAATCTTTTTAGCTTTAGCGTCTAGATTACAAACGTCAATACACCAAACAGGTTCAAACTTAGTGTTAGGTTGAACTACTGAAGCCCAATGGGCTGTACCATTAATAATGCTCATGATATTAAAAACCTTTCTATATATGTTATAAATTAAGCTGCGATATTAAGTTGTGGTTCACTGACAAGACGGTAACGTGTATACATTACACCTTCAGGAGTACGCGCTCGTACCGTGTCAATAACATAACCTTTCTTACGAAGATCAGAAATTGTAGCTGTAAGATTCTCTGCAAGATTCCGTTCAATTGCCGTCTTACGTGTAACACGGTTTCGTTTACGTAGTGCAGCTAAAACTCGTTGTGAGCTTGTTAATTTAGTTTTCATAAATAAGAAGTCCTTTCTTATATTGTTATTGTAGAACACAATGTTCTTTTCCATAGTGTGTAGTATATAGATATTATAATTGAAGTCAATACTTTTTTTTCATAATCTCCTTTTTTATTTAATGTGTCTCACACCAGTTGTTACCGATCTTATAATCGCTGTCCAATGGACAACGTAACTCAAGATCAATCTCAACATCTTTAATTGCTTTGTTAGTATGCATAGCAAAATCTTCGGCACAGTCTTTATGAACATCGAATTGATATTCATCATGAATTGACGCTACAAGTTTCGCATCAAGTTTGTGTTTGTGTATTCGTTTAATGATCTCAATAAGCCAATACTTACAAACGATAGCTCCCATACCCTGTAACAAAGTATTTAAAGCACTATGTTGACTACGTATGTTTAGTAGTCTCCCATCAACAGCTTTGATCATACCGTCAGCTGATGCTTTATCAATCTTTTTACGAAGTCTACGTAGAGCAGGTACGGCATCAAGATAATCGTTAATCATCTTCTGACCAGCTGACTTACCCTTACCTACAATCTTACCCATCTTAGCTGGACCTGCACCATAAATTAAAGCATAGATGAATGTCTTAGCTTGATCACGGGTCTCAAGTCCAGCCATCTTTTGATTAGCTGTATGTATGTCACCTTCTAGTAGTTCTTTAGTGAACTGAGTGTCATTCAT